TTGGATGCGTGACTATCACGGATTCAACCCCCTAAGAGAACAACAAATTATTGATCACATCAAATAATGGCCAAGCCAAAACAAAAACGTAAGTCACTGCTGCAAAGCCAGCGTGAAAAACTCGCCAGACAACGTGCCGCTCGTCGTGCTGCCCAGCGAGCAAACCAACAAATTGCACAATCCACCCGTCGTGCCCTTCCCGGCAAAGGGCGTACCACAGCCACCTCCCCTCGCGCACGTGTTCAACGGGGTCTGACTCGTGACCGTCTGGCAAAGCAACAGCTGCAGAACTTTGGTCGTGCCCTTCAGCGGACCATGAAGCAACGGCAAGCACAAAACAAACTCGATCAAGCTGCCAAAGGAACTCAAGGCGGCAAAACCCGGACTGCCGGTGGAGCTGGTCAACTTGCTCGTCGTGGTGGTGGGTCTTCCTCCCCGACTAGCCAACGGATTCAACCGGTACGGGTCCGTGTCGAAGGACAGAAACAACTTCCAGCTGGTAAGAAGCCTGCTGGTCAACTTCCCGCTGGTAAGGCCAAACTGAAGTCGGCATCTGGTGGTTCTAGTGGTTCACTTCCAGGTGGATCAGGTGCACGGAGACTTCTTAAAGGTGCTCGTGGTAGAGGCGGTCTACTGGGTACAGCCCTTATGAGTGCTACGGGAGCTGCAGCTAGTAGCGGTCTCCTGGGTAAAAAAGTCCAAGATTCCGTCAACGAATTTGGCAACCGCACTGAGCAGGTTCTGAAACCTGGATTCTTCAAAGCTGGTGGCGGTGGTGATTCCAAACGTCGTCGCGTTCGAGGAGCTGGTGCAACTGGACAGGGCGGGGGCCGTGCTTCTGTAAATCGGAAGCCAAAAGAGGCAAAACCCAAGCGGGGTGAACCGATCCGCAACCGTCGTGGACGTGTCGTTGGCTATAAGCCCGTCAAGCCCGCACGTCGTGGGATGAGCAACATTCCGCCGAAGGAAGGTACTGGCAAAGGCTCTCCTAACGACAAGTCGAAGACCACCAAACCCGTCTCTAAAAACGGTGGTGATGGCGGTGGTACTAAGCCCGTCACTAAGCCCGTCAAGAAGACCAAACCAAAACTCAGTGGTGTTGGTCCGTTCAAGAGTGGCCAAGGGTACGCAACTGCAGTTACTGGCAAGTCCAAGACTCAACGTGACGCTGAGCAACTGCGAAAGATGCAGGAACGCTCACGTGCCCGTCAAGCTGAGATGAAAAAGAAAAAGAAGAAGTATTGATAAATGAATAAGACCGACATTGTGTCGGCTCTTAAGGGTGACTTCAAGCTGTTTCTGCAGGCTCTGTGGACTCAGCTTGATCTCCCCTCCCCGACACGAGCACAATATGCCATTGCTGATTATCTGCAATTCGGACCAAAGCGTCTACAGATCCAAGCTTTCCGAGGAGTCGGTAAATCGTGGATTACAGGCGCGTTCGTCTTGTGGTCACTCTTCAATGACAACGACAAAAAGATTATGATTATCTCGGCCTCGAAAGAACGGGCCGACAACATGAGCATCTTTTTACAGAAGCTAATAATCGAGACACCATGGTTAAAACACTTACAGCCGCGCTCCGACGATGCTCGGTGGTCGCGAATAAGCTTCGATGTAAATTGTTCCCCCCACCAAGCACCTTCAGTCAAGTCTGTCGGGATTACAGGTCAGCTTACGGGCTCTCGTGCCGACCTAATGATTCTCGATGACGTGGAGGTCCCAGGCAACAGTCTCAGCGAGCAAATGAGGGAAAAGCTCCTCCAGCTCTGTACTGAAGCCGAATCAATCCTTACACCAAAGACCGATAGTCGCATCATGTATCTGGGTACTCCCCAGACCACATTTACGATTTTCAAAAAACTTAGCGAACGTAACTATAGACCTTTCGTTTGGCCAGCTCGAATCCCCCGGAAGGTGGACTCCTATGCCGGTCAGTTAGCACCCCAACTGGTCGAAGACATCCAAAACGGAGCAGAGCCGTGGTCTCTTACTGACCCTGACCGATTTGATGATGAAGATCTCGTTCAACGTGAAGCGTCGATGGGCCGAAGCAACTTCATGCTTCAGTTCATGCTCGATACCGCGCTTTCTGACGCGGAAAAGTTTCCACTTAAGTGTGCTGATCTTATTGTTACTAGTGTCAACCCCAAGGAAGGGCCTGACCATATCGTATGGTGCTCGGATCCGTCGAACGTCATTAAAGACCTTCCGACTGTCGGCCTTCCTGGAGACTATTTCTACAGCCCGATGCTCATCGGCTCGGAATGGGGTCCTTACCAAGAAACAATTTGCTCAGTTGACCCGTCAGGTCGAGGTAGCGACGAGACAGCAGCTTGTTTTATCTCCCAACGAAACGGTTTCCTGTACGTCCATGAAATGCGGGCCTACCACGATGGTTACTCCGACGACACACTCCTGGACATTTTGAAAGGGTGTAAGAAATACGGTGTCTCAACCCTTCTTATTGAAACTAACTTTGGAGACGGTGTCGTTGCTGAGCTGTTCCGAAAGCACCTTCAACAGACAAAACAAGCCATCAACGTCAAAGAGGTCCGGGCCAACGTCCGAAAAGAAGACCGAATCATTGATGCCCTTGAACCCGTCATGAACCAACACCGTCTGGTGATTGACAGAAAAGTCATCGAGTGGGACTTCAGCTCCAACCCTGACCTTGCTCCGGAGATCCGTCTTCCGTACATGCTGTTTAGCCAGCTGAGCAAAATGTGCCGAGAAAAAGGAGCTGTCAGACACGATGACCGTCTCGATTCACTTGCTCAGGCTGTCTCATATTTTACAGAGGCGATGGCAATATCTGCTCATGAGCAAATCAAGTTAAGAAAAATGGAGGAGTGGACTGACCTCCAAGAGGCGTTTGCTGATGACCCCCAAGCCGCGACAAACCACGTGGTGCTTGGGATGTCACTCGATCAACGACGCAAAGCTCGACTAGAAGCTGGGGGCCGTGGGACATACACCTGGGTGTGAACACCTACTTATGGACAAGTAATCTGGTCTTAAGCCTTTCTTAGGAATCATTGACCCAGGACGAGCTACAGCAGCAAATGTTCGAGCGTTCCCCAGAAGCTCGTGCCCTTCGGATGATGTATCAACATCGTCTCAGCGTCCCTACCAGATGGGAGGACTCAGAAGAGCGTCAGGTGGCCCTACAAGCCTTCAAACGTAACCATTCTATACAAGGACACCTAAGAAGGCGTAAAGACACCTTCCTGGGCCTCCTGGGGGGCTCTCTAGGTCTTTGGTGTCTCTGTGCCACCGGGATCATTTGCTTTGATTACGTCAGCGCCGATCAAATCAAAAAAAATTGCGGTAATCCTGCACTAGTTCAAGGGGACTCTCACCCTTACCACTCACATCACAAGTAAAGCCCGGAGGGACGGCTTTAAGGAAGAAAGGTTTAGAGGTCGCTCGTGACCTCGCTATAGGAAGCTCTGTCTAGTGAGTGGTGAACAGATCAAGAGATACTTACGAGAACCCAGTCACCCCAAGGGTTCTATGAAGACACACGTCTTAATCCTGTACTAGTAAGGGAAAGGGGAGACATCAGGGGTGGAGTCGATGATCCTTTCCTTTTTTTAATCCTGTACTAAGAGGGGGAAGTGAAAGAGTACTTAAGTACTTAAGTATACTTAGGTATACAACAGTCAGACCTAAGTGACTACTACATACATACTAAATACATACTATAAGTACTAAATACATACTAAAGTAAGACTACATTAGTATGGTTTAGTAAGTAGTTAGTCGTCGACCAACGACGTAAAACAAGACCTGTACAACTGTTTGTCTTACTAAAGGGTGTCTTGACGTCTGTCTATAATGATTTTGTTGTGTGTTTGGGGGACCTGTGGTGGGTCCCCTTTTTTGTGTCTCAAATTTTGGTCATAAATTTCTGAACCCTCTACGCGTATACAGACGGCGACGAAACACCCCCCAGGGGGGTCTCTTTTTGTAGGTGGTGGGCCCTAACAACCCAGTCATACCAAGGGATGTCAGCTGTTTTGCTGTCTTTTGTGATGAGCAGTCACAGCATCAACCTAGTGACTGACTGGCTTGTCACGTATCCGTATCTATCTCGTGTACATATAGCGCGATCTGTCCCGATTAATTAGCCTGGCTTATCGATCGACAACAACTGATAAGTCTTGGTCTCTTGCTGTTGACGTGGGCCCACCGTTGTGGTGATCATGTGCTCATCGGTAAGCAAGTACGCTTTACCGACAACACACAACACCGACGCTAACCACGTCAGACGCCATGCTTTACCACACAAGCTATTCACGGTTCCAAGCTCTCAACATCATCCGAGAGAACGCCTTCCAAGAGACAGCCCAGGAAGGCGAAAGTTTCGACATATGCACATACACAGCCGACAAGATGTTCGATTTCTATCAAGGACGCAGCAACGCCGTCATCGCTGGCGCACTTGAAGACATCCACGGATATCGCCCCGTTATCAACGATTTCTGAACACTTCAAGGACGCAGACATCATGGCCACTAAGTATCAACAACAAGTAGCGCGGGTTCACAACACTTCAACACTTGTTGAGGTTGTTGACACCCTGGCTTGCGCGATGACCGACCGTCAGCTCATGCACCAATACGTTGACGCAAGGCGCACAGTTCAAGCACTGACCAAAGGCGAACAGGATGAGCAATGTAAGGAGTTCATTCGTCAAGCCATCTTGATCGCTGAAATGTGCGGCGATGTGCTCAAACGTCGCGGCATCCCTGAGTGCACCTGGTGGCAAGCATCAGACGACACGGTGGAAGAGATCGCCAACATCCTGTTCAACTAAACACACAACACCACACCCCGAACAATGACCGCCACACCAACCCGGAAACGTTCAACATCAAAGCGGCGTTACGATGGCCCCACGGCTGAACAAAAGCTCTGCAATGAGCTTGTGGAGATGATCGAAAGCGGCGTCAATCCATGGCGCAAAGAGTGGACAGCCGCTGCTTCTGATTGTTATCAGAACCTCATCACTGGCCATCACTACAGAGGCGCAAACGTTCTCGTTCTCAGTGCCTACATGGCCGCCCGTGGTTATGAGTTGCCCTACTTTGTCGGAGCATCTCAGGCAAGACCAAAGGGTTGGTTTCCTAAGAAAGGCTCAAAAGCTTGTTACATACTCAGGCCACAGCCTGTTAGCTACATCAAAGAAGACAAGGACGGCAACGCCGTGAAGGACGACCAGGGCAAGCCCGTGGAAGTCAGCTACGTGAAATACAAAGCTTGCGCCGTGTTCAACGTCGCAGACCTACAGGCAAAAGACGACAAAGCACAGGCCGCACTAGACACCAAGATCTTGGAGCTTGCTGGGAACAGCACAGCCCCGAAACCTTTGGCTGATCGAAACGAAGCGGCAAGGACGCAACTAAACAAATGGGTTGTTGACGTCAAGCACCACGGCGACCGGGCGTGTTACTCACCATCAGCCGACGTAATCACGATGCCAAAGGAAACAGCGTTCACCAGTGAAGGTGCTTACTTGTCAACGCTCAGCCACGAGATGATCCACAGCACAGGCCATGGCCGCAGGCTGGGCCGTGAGCTTGGCGGTCGCTTTGGCTCGAAGTCATACGCACGGGAGGAGCTGGTCGCAGAGCTTGGCGCCTTCCTTGTTTGTAATCGTCTGGAGATCGACAGCTGCACCAACAATCACGCCGCTTACCTGAAGGGCTGGGCGGAGATCCTGGGCGATGACGATGGCCCGCGTGTCTTGTTCAAGGTGCTTAGCGATGCCACCAAGGCCGCTGAGCTGATCGCACCCCAGGTCGATGAGGCCTGAACAATCCGTCCACCCGGCCTCTCTTGTAGGGGTCGGGGTCTTCCTCGGCTTTTGCCTCTTCTACCCCGTTACGACATCTTTTCAAGGTCGCACAGATGACACAAGTCAACATCAAGCAGTACAGCAACCCACAAACAGTCTGTGCAGCAGCTCGCAAACGAGCCGCCTTGTCACTTACTGATCCCACCATCAAATTGACCCGACTGGAGAAAGCTTTCGCGGAGGCCATGAAGCGATGACCAAGTACGAACCCATGACCGACTGGTATCTGCCAGAGAACATTCAGACAGGCCTTTGTCTGGAAACAGTCCTACATGCACTTGTCGATTCACAAAGGACTTGCATCGACAATCAACCAAAGAGCAAGACCTACAAGGAAGGCATCCCGCAATCAGTCCGTATGGAGTGGGATGGAGATGATCGGTCCCCTGAGTTGCCGTGTGACTTTTTCACTCACGGCTTATCGGTTCCTATTGACCTTGATCTGGCTCCGTTGGCTCATCCCTTGATTTACAAGCGGGTGACAATCGAAAAGACCTACAACCTGTTGACCGAAACCAGCTACCAACTACCAAGTGTTGTGGCTTTCAAGAACCTGTTAGATCAGCTGAAACAGGGACGCTGGGAGGTTCTTGGATTGCTGGAAATCACGAACGTTGAGGAGTACAACCTCAGGGGTCTTCAGGAGTCGATGGGGATGCCTCGCGACCTCTACGACATGGCTGAAGAGCTAGCCGAGTAGGGCCCACCACAGGGCCCACCGGCCCGTTACGATCAAATCAAGGACGCAGTCATAGCAAGCGTTCTCAGCGATCAAACCTCCACAGCTTGTTTCAAGCCATCACAGTGTGTTTCAGACATAAAACACAGTTGGTAGCTGGGAAAAGCGTACTCAATGGGGGTTTGGCTCGATCACTAGGGCCCACCACAGGGCCCACCACCCCTTATCGTGCTTACCCATGAGTAATTATCTGATCCGCCGCCAGGACAAGCGTGGCATCTACGCCAACTTTCCCGTTCAGAGACGCCACAGAGGCCGTTGCCAACACCCTATGAGGCTCAAACTGGGCGACACCATGCAAGAGGCCATGGAGAGGCTTCCAGCGGCCCTCAAGGTCGCACAAGCGATACAGAAGGCTATGGACTCCACACCACCAGGAAAAGATCCAACCGTGGAGAAACAGAGGTGGAGCCTTGCTAACTACAAGAATCAAATCTTCAACGACAAAGTATTTATTCAGCAAGGTAACTTTGAAGAAAGTGATACAGATGACAAGGTAGTTGACCTGATAAGGAATGAAGACATCAAACCAAAAGAAATCACCATCCCAACAAGTAATCATCACACATGGCAACAACTAGTTGATGAAGTAAGACGTCGTGAACCAAACAAATCAGAACACACATTGGTTCAGTTCAAGACAAGAATCAAACAGTTTATCAAGGTTACTAAACAAGAACACGTTGAAGCTTGTACAAAAAAAGATGTACTAAAGTGGAGGGATTGGCTACAACAAACACGTGATAAGAACAGCACATTTAAGGCTTACTTTAAGATGATGCGTCGTCTTTATCAGTACGCACATCAATGGGGTTGGCACGATAACGAACCAGCAGATCTATTCCAAAACAGATATGTAACCAATGTAAATGTAGAGAACCAAGATGATTATGGCTTGATCAGTGAAAAGAAAGACCTAGACATCAAGGTCCCAGATGCTTTCTTTAGTATGCGTAAGTTCTCGAAAGCTACTGATAGTCAGAAACAATCAATCGTCAACTGGTGGATTATGCGTTACACCTGCTGTCATAAAGGTGAAGCAGATGGAATCATGTGGGAGGACATTGACCTTGAACGACGCACAATCAAGATCGAACGTAATGCTATCCGCTCTGTAAAACGCACACAACGTGCACGTGAACTGCCAATACTTGACCCTCTATATGATGTACTCAAGCGTTATCAAGATGACACAAAAAGATACACGGGATCAATTCATGGTCACAAAGAAGGTATGAAAGCAACAGATCTTGCCTCTCATATCAGTCAATGGATGTATCAACAAAAGTGGGGCGGTGTAACTTACTCTCCCAAGGACGCACGAGACTATGGAAACACTGTTCTTCAAAGCAAATATGGAGATGATCGAAGGGTGTCAGCCATCAACGGACACAAACAAGACAAAGGCAATTCAACAGGTGTATATGGAAAGATCACGCTTGAATCTAAACGTGAGGTGCTAATGGCATTGCTTGAGTAAAAACAGCGTTACAACAACTTTCAAGGTCGCGGCCTCACTTCGGTGGGGTCTTTTTTTATGTCCAACAATATCTATACGATGAAGTATTTCAAAATTACAGCAGTTGAAGCCGAAGTTATTGTAGTGAGTAAAGATTCAGAAGAGGCAGCATGGCAAGCTCTTCAGATTTGCAATAGCCAGGGATATACCCTGATTGATATCAACGAAATCGAGATAGATCCACGTAAAGACTATTATCCAAACCGTGCAGATTCATTGATCAAAACTGATGCCGACATGTTTGAACCCCTTGAATTTGACGAATTTATGGAGTGGAGGGGCAATGCCTGGGAGCTGTCGGACGGCTATCACTCGATTATTCGAGTTCATAACAAGAAGACCGGCAAAGTCAAGGAGCGCGTATACAAGAAACAGGCCGCGGCTGTGGCTTATGTAAAGAAACTCATGAAAGACAAGGACGTTTATTTTGATATCGCAACAGAAAATGGTGTTATTGGTTATCCCTAGGGCCAAACCAGACAGCACTGTTAAGCAAATCTGAAATCCGAAGAAAAGCCCTTGCTTTGACGAAAAACCTCACTTACTCTCTAGCGAGTAAGACGCCTCACATGAGCAGACCACCACCTTTTATGCACGACATGTCTTTCAAGTTAAATCGTTGATAAGATGTGTCGTCCTCGTTAAGTGACGTGAGCCCTTTAAATCCTCCCGTTACTTGTAAGCGTGCAGAGCATGTCGGCGAGTGTGTCGAAATGTTACTGAAGCTTGATTCAGCTTTCACGATGAAAGCCTTGTCTGTTTTCCTTTATTGTGTGGCACACGATGGGTGTCACAAACAAGCGATTGAACACAACCTTAGTATTCAATACGCAACTTCTTCCAGGGTTCTCGCTTACCTTGAAAAACTGGGTCTGGTTAAAAGGCAGGCAGACTCAGAAAACTATCGACGTACAAAAGTGTTTGTCACTGAGTACGGTCAAGAGCTATTTAATAAGTTGGGGTAACTAACCCCTTTTTATTTATAGTTACCTGCTCGTTCATATTGCTATTTAACACAGGTGAATATCGAAAGCGTTCATGGCTACATGACGATGGCGTTTGCTGCGGCAAAAGGTCACGAACATGAGCAAGAACTTAAGGATCTAATCACACAACAGGTGTGCGAGATGTATCTCGACGCCGACCAATCGACCGACCAAAGTGAGTCCAACTGACCAGCAAATTGAAGAGCAGATCAACTTCGAGAAGGATGCAATCCGTCTAGGTGTTGAAAAGCTCCGCAAGAACACTAAAAAACTTGAGGACAAAAACTATGCAAGTGCGTCTGTGTATGGGAACGCTTCTATTAGCGAGCTTCTTCCTCATCTGGTGCGACATCTTTCTGAAACTCGCAACCGCATAAAGAAGGGGCGAGCTGGGCAGAACTTCAAAGAGATCTACGAATATCTCGAAGATCTTGATAGTGAGTCAGCTTGTCTGATTGCACTCAAGGTGACCTTTGATTGTGTCTTCGGACAACGATCGAACAGTCACAGGGTCGTGAACGTCACCCAGAAGATTGGTGCCGGGATCGAAGACGAGTGCCACATGAGGTACTACGAACGTGAGTACCCAGACCACCTACGCAGCATCAAAAAGCACATCTGGCACTCCAGTATGGGCACACACCAGAAGATGCGAAGCACCACCACGTTGATCAATAGAAACGAGGAGGTTGAAGAGTGGAAAAGCTGGAACGCTAGGCAGCGTACGGCTTTAGGAGGTTGGATGCTCGACGCCATCATGCAAATCAGCGGATGGTTTGAG